TGGGGGCGTGTCAAAAATGAGTCAATACTTTTTTATGTCCTCGTCAAAGCAGGCTAATAACCCAGCACCGGTCATCTTCCTGGCAACCTGCGGGTGCCTGCGTATCCATTCGGCAGCCTTCTCAATATCATCAGTATCCTTAATGGCATCCTCGAACAGCCGCCAAGCCTGCTTGGGGGTCAGAGATCGCTTATGATTCGCCATGATGAGCCTGTTTGTGGATAGAATTTCTTGGTTGGTGCCTTGCAATCCGATGGCTCAAGAAGCCAGAACAGATCCTCGTCCATCGCCCAGCAGACAATATAATCTACCATGGTTTTTGTGTAGGTTGTCTTTCGGTTTTTTCCACCAGATGTCATAAAGCGATAATGAAGTTTTCGGTCCTCGGCCTTTGCGGTTGTCTTGACCTGAATCCTAAAGAACTTTCCGTTTTTCTCTGCGACAATATCATACCCATGCCCGAAGTCCTCCATCGGCACAAGCACGCTGTACCCGTTCCTGAACAGCGCACCCGCCACCCTGGCCACACCGACCGCCCCAATCTGCCTGTTATTAAGTTTCACTTTTGTGTTGACCATCACGCCAACTCATTATACTTTTTACGCATGAAAGCAACACTATTCCTAATGGCGGTGCTGGTGGCACCGGTGATGGGTGAGGATCTGGACGAATTCGTGGGAACTACATACCCATCCGGCAATGCCGTGTTCAGCGGTGGGCGTGGAGTTGCCATTACACGCAATGGGCTAGTTGTGCAAAATGGTCCCTTATTCATAACTCCTCGTGGCTTGTATGGATCTTGTGGAAATATGTATTATGGGAATGGAAAGCTAACCGTGATTGACGGAGACTTTTCTTACAGCAATGATGCAACCTTAAGAACAAGGGTTGGGAACTATTTTGCTGGCAATAATGGGCAGACCTATATTTACGAATCAGACGGCTCCGAATAGCGAGAGCCGGTTGTTGATCCTATTTTCAAGACCCTGAAGAAATTTCCTTCTTTCTGGGTTTGATCTGGCTCTAGCATACTCATCTTGTAATTGGGCCTGGCTTGCTGCTTTCATCAGGGCCTTTGGGTCAACACCCTGTATTGCTTGCAATGTTTGAGGTCCAAGCCTTCCGTCTATTGATACTTTTTGTCCAAGACTGTTAAGACCCTGTTGGATGTATTTGGTTGCACCACCGGCACCACGGTTGAATGCAAGGTCTTGGGCAAATGGTCGAATCTGTTCCGGCAATTGATTTACAAATGGAGATGTGTATTGCCTAATATATTCGGCAGCCGCCTTTTCGCGTTGCTCTGCCGGTAGTGAAGATATTTTTTTAAATGCCTGGGGATGATATCGGTCATTGATACCAGCCACTTCGTAGTTTCCGCCAAGATCACCGCTGGGCAAGGCGTAAATTGACAGATTTCCGCGCTTATCCCTTCTGGCCTCCCAATCAACTGTCTGCATCGCCGCTGAAACAAGCGGGTCTTCCGCAGGCTTCTGAGGCTCGTCGGAAATAATTTCATAACCAACGCTTGGCATCTCGTATCCTTGTTCGGGCTGGACCGGAGTCTCTGTCTTGATCGGCGCAACTTGCTGCAATCCGGCCTGCCCTTGCGTGGGGCGAGCGGCCGGTTCTACCTTCTTAAACATTTCCGCCATCTTCTTTTCGTATCTTTGCATTTTATTTCTCCATTGGAATTAAATCATACCTATTTAAGCTTAAAAATTGTCTCAATCCATCATCAAACCCTTTGTCATAATTATTTTTTAATCTTTTAATTTGAAATTCTGGATTTGCAATTATGAAAGTTGGGCTTTCAACGTCCCTGTCTACAAGGGCTTTCCTTCTGCGCCCAACCTCTTCTTGGAAATCTGCATATTGTTCCTCCGTAAGCCTGTACGTCGTTCCCTTGATTGTTATGTTTCTGCCAGGAACCGACGGAAGTACATCCGGGTTTTTTGTGTCTTTCCATAGCCTGTAAAGAAATAAGTTGGACTCGTCCGACTTGACCGACCTGCTTCTCGTCACATCAAAGAAATTGTAGAAGAATGGGTTTTCACCCTCAGGCGTTTGCTTGATTGGCTCTCCCCACAAATTTCTTGTTAGCGGGAGTTTTTCGAGATTCAAAGCATTTGCGGCAAATTCAGGCATTTTTGATTTTAACACATTCTGGAATCCCTTAAGCTTGTCATCTGACTTTATATCAACCATGTACTCTCTGTATGCCCGATTGATGGCTTGCAATGTTCCAGGAAATGCTACTGATGAAATCGAACCATATAATGCCTGAAGATATCCATCATACTGCTCTCTGTTAATCGCGTTCAAAAGAGTGTTTGTGCTTTTTAGGAATGTTTGGTTTAAGGTGTAGCTTGCAACATTTGGTATGCCAAGAAATGCCACATTGGCTGCGTCTTCAATAATTCCAGAACTTCCCTCTTTTGAGAGGACGTTTGCATATACATTAAAAACAGTTCCAAGATATCCAAAATTTTCAAAACTTCTTATTTCATCACCTGGCCGTATTGATGGGTCTTCGCCGCGAAGAAGTCTTTCAAGGCCGGATTTGTTTAATGTATTTTGGGGTTGAACCTCGTACTCAATACCGCGCTGTTTTTCGCTCTTGCCTCCAGATCCGACAATAAGACCAGCCCTGTAAAGTGCTGATGCGGCCATTCCCATTACTGAGCCAACAATACCCCTAGCAGCCATATCCAACGCCTGCCTTCGATCACCTTTGTTTGCGTAGTATATTGATTTTACAAAAGCAATGGGAGGAACCGCAATATCAACAACGTCACTTACCACATTAACTGGCGTTTTAATATAGGGAATGTTTGCCCTCAGGAGCAACGGCCCAACCGCAGGTATGCTTGCAATAACATCAGCCACTCTTTGAATTGCGCTTGTAAGCTTTGTGTTTTGCTGAAAGGTTGCCTTGGCTGCCTCATTCTCAATCGCACTTAATTCAGATTTTTTCGGAAACCTTGCTGCTGCTAATGCCTCTTCCCTGCTGGCTCCTTTTAGCAATGCCCTTTCCGCAACTAGCCTTGCCTCTGCCGCCCTTCTAAATGGCAAATCTCCGACAGCAAGACCCCTGCCCATAGGCTCCGTATATGAACCGATCACACCCTCAGCAAACTTTCTGATTCTGTCTGCGACCGCAACCTTTCCTTTTTCATTTACAACAAGGTCTTTGCCTGTTACGGCTTGTGCAAGGGATCTAAATACATCCGTACCCTTTACGCCCTCGCCTGCAAGCGCAGCTTTTTCAGGTATGCCTGTTTTAAAAAATGTTCTTCCAGCTTCTTTAAATCCAGACATTGCGCCGCCAATTGCGGCCTGTGCGGTTGTTGGCGACTGTGCAATTGTCTTTGGTTGTTTTGATAAAAATGAAATAACTGAATCACCCACATTCGCAATCGCCCTTACACCGGTTTGGGCAACTGCTCTATTTACGTTAAAGAAAATATTTTTTGTTAATGATAGCGGAGTCAACAATGTAAGCTGAATTGCCTGCGGAACGGTTTCAGTTAAAAATCTTTTTGGTATTACATTTCTTGAATATCGTTGAAGTTCTACAGCATCACGCTGTGCGGTTTTTTGTGCTTCTTCGGCAAGTTTTGCTGAATCGTCCGTTAGGTTATTTCTATAATTGTTTATTGCAGCTTTAAGCGCATCTTTTGATTGTTTGCTTTTATTAAATAAATCTGTAAGCCTTTGCTCAACTTGTGCTGGTATTTTTCTTCCAACAGATTCAGCTTGTTGTTTTAAAATTGAAACGTAACCGGCTGGAGTATTTATATATTCCTGTGCATTTCTTAATCCAAGTCCAAACAATGAGTTTAGTTTAACAAACTCATTAAAATTTGCCGCTGCATTGGCTGGATTTTCGTCCACCTTTCTTCCATAAAGAAGTGCGCTTGCCCCCTGAACTTCAATTGGATCGGTGCTTTCTCTTGCAATTTTTTCAAGTTCATTTGTTGGCAAATCCTCAAGCTCTCCTCGCTTTGCCGCAACTCCATAAATTTTCCTTACCGTATCCGGCTGAGTTGCAATCTCGGCCTTAACGGCAGTTGGAACTTTCTCTGATTTAAGCTCACGAAGCGCAGTTTGGGCTATTGCATAACCCTTGGGAGGTTCTGGCATCTTAAATTCAGGTGCTTTAACTCCACTTTCGAATCCTGCCTCACCAACTGTTCCAGGTCTAATTGGCTGACCAGCGGTAGCCTCTTCCGTTGCCCTTGCAACAGGCGCAATCTGCGGTTTAAAGGCTTGCTGAAATCTGTCAATAGCAAGCGTAGGTCTTGCTGCACCGGCACCAATTGCAATTGGTGTCGCAATTTCAAGCGAAGTTGTGGCTATTGGGTATCTGGATTTATCGGCCTCGCGAAGCCTTTGGTAATCCTCATATCCCTGCTCTCCGGCCAAAAGCCTAGCCAAACCTTGCTGGCCTGTTTCGCCTATTTTATATCCAAGCGTACCGCCAGCCAATGCACCAGCAGCTATGCCAACAGGGCCGCCTGGCACACCAGCAGCAGCACCCAAAAGAGTTCCAGCTACGGCAGAGGCTCCAGGAATAACCTGCTCTCCAACCGATCTTAACGATGCTCCGATAAGAGATGGATTTACCGGCTCGGTTGGCTCTGCCTGAACGGATGGTTTCTCGGCTTGCTTGGGAGTCGTAATTTCCTCAACAACCTCGTATCCGGCCTGCTCTTCTGGCAGGACTTCGTATCCGGGCTTTTCGTCCTCTAGGACTTCGTAGCCCATAAATTAACGGGTCAGTCTTACTTTTGCCGGACCAACCGTGCCATCTGCTTTTTTAACGTTTTGAAGGATGATAATGTCCCCAACCTTTGCGCCTGCGGATTTGGCTGCGGCCTCGTCGGCATAGGATGGGATTTCTGCTTGTTGCGCTGGTGCCTGCTGGGCTTGCGGCTGTTGTGCCTGTTGGGCTGGCTGTGCTGGTTGTGGTTTTGTGACAGGCGGAACACCGTAAGAAGATGGCATTGTTTCTGATGTCATGGATTGCGCTCCAAAACCGGCACGCATATATTTTTCCTGTTGCTCCTTAATCCTTGCGTCAATTTCAGACATTTGCTCTGTATAAGGTTTTGTGATTGGAAGAATATCTAGTCCAGGTCTTACATTTCCTTTATTTATTTCAGATCCTATTTTCGCCCTTTCAAGATTTAACTTATCCATTTCAACCTGTGCCTTGGTCATCTCTTTCTTGTAATTTTCCATCTTAACACTTTGATCCATCATCCAATTCATTTCCTGCTGTTGCTTCCATGCCTGTTTTTGCTCTGGACTTAAGGCACGAAAATCAACCATTTCACCACCAACATTGATCTTGAAATTTTCATAAGGCATCACTTGTCTTGATGCCTCATACTCTCTTGCCATTCTGTCTTCTTGGTATCGGCGAAGTTGCTCCTCCTGTAATGATTGGGTCATTTCCCGTGCTTTTTTGGTTTCCGGCCCCTCGATATTAAACTGAATCGGCATAACTTCTCCTTATTTGCTAAAGCTAAAGCTCGGTATTAAGCCGCTAATTCCGCTAAGAATCGAGCCAAATTGCTGTGCGCCGGTCGGCTGTGATGCGACAGCACGAGTATAGGCTCCGTAGGTTTGAGCCTGATAGTCAGACATGGTTCCGTAGATGTTGGCTGCATTGCCAGCAAGCTGTACTGGAATTTCTGGATTTGCAGCTTGATAAAACCGCTGCGGCATACCCTGAGTCTGGAACTGCCCAGGCAGGGGTTGATTGGCCTGAATGTACTGTTGCGCCGCAAGGTTCTGCTGTCCTAGCCGTTGCTGGGCCAAGTTGGCAAGCGAGGGTCCACCAGCCAGGAAGCCGGAAGCCGCGCCAAGGCGTTGCTGGGTCAAGCCTTCGCGAAGCGCAAGATCACGGGCGGCTGCTCCACCGGTCGTTTCGCCGGAAGCCAGGAATTGCTGCGCCGCCCCGTAACGCGCAAGCTTGCGTTGTTCCCCGGCGGCACCAATCTGCGCCGCTTCCTGCACTGCCGGTCCAAGGCCAAAGATGTTGCCACGGGCGGTCTGGGCGGCACGCACCGCCTGCTCGTATCCACGCCTTTCCTCGGCTCCCAAGGTCGAGCCAAGGCGAAGCTGGTTGAGTGCTTCCTGTTCGATGGTGTTGCGAAGTTGTTCCGTCTGCGGAGTCGTCGTTGCAGGCAACTCCTCCGTCGCAAGCTGACGATAGCGTTGCCCGAGGCCGACTGCGGTTTTGTAGGATTCCGGGTCAATCTGTTTGAGTTGTTCGCCAGCGCGTTCCTCAGGCAACTTGATAAACTCACGGAACGCCGTGATCTCTTTAAGCCCCTCATCGTCGGCGGTTGTGATTGGTTTGAAATCGGCGATCTGTTGCCCAGCCTTTGTTACCGCACCCTGCACGCTGGCAAGGTCTGCCTTTAACTGGTCAATGGAAACTTGGGCAGAGGTTCTACGAGGATCTTTTGCCGGAAGGCTTTCAAGCAATTGATTGGCCGCATCAATACGCGCCTGAATTCCTGCAATCTGCGAGTTTCCGTCTTCCGCAATACGGTTAAGGCGACCGAGGCGGGTTGCGTTGTAATCGTCAACAATCTGCTGGTCGGATACTTGGAAGTTTAGGCGAGAGCCAAGATCTGACGAGCCATAGTTCCTGCCAGAGCCAAGCTGATTGAGTGCCTGATTTAATCCAGCACCAACTCCGGCAAGTCGATCCCTCCCAGTAAGACCGGCAATTTGTTCGGCTAGTGTATTATATGATCCTTCGCGATTATAGATCGCATCCTGCAATTCGGTCTGCGCCGAAAGAAGCTGTGACAAAGTTTTTTCGTATTCAGGATTTTTTTGAACATTTGTTACAGGAACATCAACATATCCGGTAATTCTTGTTCCGCTTCTTGGATTTCTTGCTTTAGCAGCTTGTCTGGATGTAGATGTTTGTACACTAAAACTTTCCATTTCTGAAAGTTTTGTATTTAAGTCTGTTACTTTTTTACGAAGATCTTCAACGCTTGCCATATTAAATCTCCCCAGCCCTGAATTTTGCTGTCGTCTTCTTCTGAGCCTCTACGTTGCGCGCCAACACATCGCCAATCTCGGTGGTATAGGCAGGCGCACCGATCTGCGGAGCAATGCCTCCGGTGTAATTGACCGGAGCCACGCCGCCGCCGTAGGCAACCATTGGCTCAACGCTGGCAAACGGGCTAACCCCATAGGTGCGCTCGAACTGGCGGGTAAGCTGGCTTCCCAGCCCACGATTCAGGGCAAAGGCTTCCGGGCTATACTCGTACTGCCGACGAAGGGTTTCCATCGTGCGTTGCGGTCCGTACTGCCTCTCAAGCTGGAGGCCGGTCTGAACCTGGGCAAGCTGGTCGGCGGCGGAAAGCTGGCGTTCCAACTGACGCTGTTCGGGCATATACTTGATCCGAAGGGCGTTTTCCAAAGCCGCAATGTCTGGAGCCTTCTCAACGTAGGTTTCCAGCGAGGATCGGTAGAAAAGGGAATTGGCCTGCGCCGCCTTTAGGGGGTCGGGAGGAGGAGGGGGTGCCGGGATGGATGGTCCGCCGCCCATTAGTTTAGTGCCTTTCGCATAAAATTGTAGTAGTCGTACTCCTTGTAAAAGCCGTTACGCTTGAATGTGATCCTCCTGCGCGGACCAAAACGATCCCAGAGGATCGACAGCAGGCACTTTAGAGCCTTGCGACTCAAGGGGTTACTTTTACCATCAATCGAGGTCACGGTCAAATCAACGAACACACTTTCTCCGGCTTCGTCATGTTCATAAGGATCAGGGGCTTCCATGCCCTTAATGCACCTAGCAATGGCTACCCCGGCCACCTCATCCCCATCCTTGGCTACCCCAACCAGGCCACGCTCAGAGTGCCAGTTAAACCATTCCCTAAAGGTTGGCCAGGTTGACTCCGGCACGCCGGAAGCCTCGATAAACTCCACAGCCGTCACGAGATGTTCTTCTGCACCTCAATGGTGTCAGGATTGGCCGCAGCCGTGATTTGGCGGATGGCCATTTTGTTGGCCGCCGATTGGATCTTGATATTCAACAAACGCCATTTCTGGTACGCCCGGAGATCGCTTGCAAGCCTTTTCTTGACCGAGGATGGCAACTGAGCCGGGAGAACAAATGGAAGGGTTAGGGCGGCACTGGAGATGTTGAGGTTTGGCTGAACGTCAATATCGCCAACGTCAATATCCCGCTGGATGGAGATGGTCGTATCGGTCGAGAATGAGTCGTCAAAGACCACCTCAAAATGGCTGCCGTGCTTTTCGGCAAAAGGATCGCCAAAGTCCATATCGGCGGTGCGGACATAGGATTCGTAGTCAACTCCGGCATCTTGGTAGTCGGCAATTGTGACCTGTGCCGGGGTCTTGTATCCACTGTACTTTTGGATCTGTCCCGTGGTGGACTTCTTCATCAGCCGAA